CCCAAAGTGGAAGTACGGTCCAGCAGCTAAAAAGATTGGACTAAACGTCGAGGGATACTGCGAACTCTTCGAAGAGATCGAGGAGGATCTAGGCATTGAGGTAACTGAGCGAATCGGGGACTCCCGTTTCTTCGCAAGGGAGAATGAGAACAATGATGATCTCTTTACATCCTTCTATGACTTCGGTCTAAGCTTCGTTCCATCCGATGGCAAGATGGAGGAGCGTGGCATCACAGCCTTGGATGACTGGTTTAATTACAATCCAAACGTAGAGATCGATGCAATCAATCGACCCAGGTGTTATATTCATTCGGACTGCGGCAACCTCGTTGACAGTCTCATTAACTACAACGCAGGTGGAAAACCAGAGGAAGCCCTGAAGGACTTCTTTGATGTCATCCGATATTTGCGGATGTCAAACAGCGGAGACGGTCCGGACTTTATGTCGGACGCATCAATGCAAACAACCAAGAACAATAAAGGAGGATACTAATGCCAAAGAAACGACTATCAGAACTAGCAAAAGAATACGGGATTTCATTTGAAGAAATCCATAAGATCGCCACCCACAGCCTTGAGGAGGATATGATCACGGGAAGGGGCAAGAACCTATGGATGTCCGAAGAGGGACAGCACTGCCTAGATGACCTCATTCCTATGACAACAATCTTCAGAGGAATAGTTATTAACCAAGCACCAAACAAGCGTTTTGTTCTAGCTAGAATAAAGGAACTCGGCAAGAAGGTTCCAGTCAGTATCCCACTTGCCCTATCTGGTAAACTGGATGGTAAAGTTATACACATCGAGGCTGACAATTCTAATAACGAACCAAAGTACAAGTGGATCAAAGCACCAGTTCGTCAGTAGCCAAAATGAAAATCACTAAATAATTTATGGAAAACGAGACTACATCAAAAGCACTCACATATGTTGGCAAGGATCCAAGCGTGAAGACCTTACGCTATGCCTATGACCAGACCGTAACCGAGCTGTCATCGTATTTCGACCTATGCCGTAGTAGCTATGATGCCCGCCGCAATTGGTGGCCTGGTAAAAGCCGTGATCACCGCAAGCACGGTGCGGACGCATTCCCCTGGGAGGGAGCCTCGGATATGGAGAGCCACGTCATCGACGAGCGCATCACCCGACTGGTATCATTGTTCTCATCTTCACTGAACCGATCCAATGTTCGTGCGTTCCCAACTGAGGTAACTGACATTGCACGTTCGAAGCTAGTCTCTGGTTTCCTCAAATGGATGGTATCAAGCGGATACATCCCACGTTTTGGACGTGAGATGGAGTTAGGTGCTAACTACCTCCTAGAGCGTGGTATCCTAATCACTTACGTAGGTTGGCACAAGGAGGATCGCAAGTTCCTACAGGAGCTAGACCTTAATCAAATTGCGCAAATTGCTCCAGATATTGCACAATTAATCACCACGGGCGAAGCCGATGATGAGATCATCGATTTGCTCAAGGCAACATTTCCAGGCGTTACAACACGAAGGGCAAAAGCAGCACTCAAAACATTACGAAAAACAGGAGTAACTCAACTGCCCGTTGTGCGCCGACAGGTTGATGCACCCCAAGTAAAAACACTAGCCCCCGATGGGGACTTCCTCTTTCCTCCGTACGTTACAGATCCCCAGCGTTCTCCCTACTGCTTCTGGAAGACTTACTACACTCCACAGGAGTTAGAGAACAAGGTTGTCACCGATGGATGGGACGAGGACTTCGTTGATTACATCATTGAACACTATCGTGGTGTAAGCACTAGCGGCATCGAGAATGAGTTCGAAGCACGTCGATCAACTGGTCTAACAGATGATCAATACGAGGCAAATGAACTCATTGAGTTAATCTACGGATACCAACGTTTAATTGACGAAGAGGATGGATCCGAAGGAATCTACTGCACAGTCTTTCATCGTGAGTTCGATGGTAACGAGGAAGCACCAGGATTCGCAAAGTTTGAATTGCTGAATGGATACGAGGACTACCCAGTTGTAGTCACTAAGCTATCCGAGGACAGCAAGCGACTCTATGACGCAATGACTATCCCGGACGTACTCCGTGGCATTCAGAACCAAGTTAAGGTAGAGCGTGACTCCCGAGTTGACCGCAATAGCTTAGCTACACTTCCGCCAATTCTTCACCCCGTAGGTCAAGCACCAACGGACTGGGGTCCTGGTCGTATGATTCCTTATCGCCGCAAGGGCGACTTGGACTTTGCTCCTACACCCCCACCCCCTACTGGCTCAATTGAAATTGAGAAGACACTAGAGGAACAAGCTGACCGACTGGTTGGACTGGATGAAACATCATCCATTAGCCAAATCCGTAAGCAGTTCCTAGTGGACAAGTTCCTTTCGCACTCGGCTGAGGTTATGGCTATGGCATTCAAGTGCTTCCAACGCTTTGGACCAGATGAAGTATTCTTCCGAGTAACTGGCAATGCAGACCCGCAGACCTTCACTAAGGGTGACCCCAATGAGAACTTTGACATTATGATTAGCTATGATGTACTGAACTCAGATGCTAACTCACAGGAGCAGAAGCTACAGCAGATCACTGCACTCACTGCCCTCGACCGCAATGGTCGAATCAATGTGGACTCACTGCTTGATCTCGCAGCCCAAGCAATTGACCCAGTACTTGCGGACACTATTCTACAGCCAGCAAAGGTAGCTGCTGAACAAATAACTCAGTTTGTAACGGATGACTTGGCTAAGATTTACTCCGGGATGGAAATGCCAGCTCGCCCGAATGGCGGCCAAGTTGCCCTTCAGATCATCCAACAGTATGTGTCCCAGCCGGACATTTCAGGGCGACTACAGTCGGACGAAGCTTTTGCAGCTCGTCTTCAGAAGTATGCTGGTCAGTATCAGTTTGCTCAACAGCAGCAAGTCAATGCAACCCAGAACGGACTATATGGAACCGAGGCAGCTTCAATCGGCGAAGTACAGACACAGGGATTACCATCGGGAGGAGGAAGCTATGGAGGGTAAAAAGACTAACATAGATGCAGCCCAACAGGCACGAATTCGTGCAGCGCAGATGGAGATGAATGACTACAAGGCACTCATCCGGGCTGACGAAGGATTCAAGGCGAAGGCTTACAAGCCACAAGCCAAGGAAAAGCATATGACAATTGGCTACGGTCACTATGGTTCTGATGTAAAGAAGGGATCAACTATCACCAGAGAAAGGGCAGAGGAGCTTCTCGACAAGGACGTTCGTGAGCGGATGGTATCCATCCGAGGACTTATGACTGAGTTTGATTATCTTCCACGGGACTTGAAGAGAGCAATTTTCAGTGAGCATTATCGTGGATCAATCCAACAAAGCCCAAAGACAGTTGAGCTTATTAACGCAGGTGAGTGGGCGGATGCATCCCTAGAATTCCTGGACAATGACCAATACAAAAACGCCGAAGCACTAAAGATCCCTGGCATTAAGCCACGAATGGAACGAGTGTCCAAGGAGTTAATGAAACTAGCACAATAGCATATGAACCTACAAGACGATTTAAACACACTACTCACTCACGATTCGTTCATTCGATACCTGCGGGTAATCAGTGAATTACGTGAGGAGACAATATCAGAATTGCACGAAGCAAGCATTGATAAGATCCAGCAGCTATCGGGAAGAATCCTGAGCTACGATCAGATCCTGCATCTGTCCAACTTCAATTCTATTAAAGGAATCCCACTACAAACTGACTAGCCCAAGTGGGGTTGCACACTGTGTTACTATATTTACATCGCCATCGCTCGGCGTTAAGGAGTGGAAACAAACAAATATATGACCGATGAAATACCAACGGAGAACTCTGCGTCCGTAGAAACAGCAGTGGAAAATACAAATATTACAGCGTCTGATTTCGTTACCAGACGCTTGGGATCTACACCAGAGCCTGCGCCGACCGAGGAGGAATCCACGGAAGAAGTAGTCCAGGAGGAAACCCCCGAAGTTGAAGCAGAGGTTAGTGAAGAGCAGGAGGAAACTCCAGCGGAAGCACCGACCGAAAATGTTCTTTCACAATTAGATCTAGATGATATGTCCGAAGCAGACCTTCGTGAACTATCCGAGAAACTTGGCAGTCGAGCAGTTGCGAGATTTGGTGAGCTTACCGCAAAGCGGAAAGCAGCTGAAGAACGTATAAGCTTATTGGAAGCCAAGCTGCAACAAACACCAGATCCGCTCAAAGCACCCGAAACAGTAGCTAACAATCCTTTCGCTTCATTGAATACAATTGAAGCCCTACAGGAAAAGGCCGAGGAAGTAAATTCCGTAATCGAGTGGGCAGAGGATACGTTGTTTCAAGCAGACGGATATGCGCCCGAAGATGTAGTCGTAACAGTTGATGGACAGGAATTAACCAAGGCTGACGTACGCAAGAGTTTATTGAACTCCCGTAAGTCCCGTGATAA